GTTTTAAAGAACTGACAGTGATCGCCACTATGCCCGCACACATGATCCCTCAGGTAGCCCGCGCCGTCGTACAGTCCACGTACTCCGGTAGCCTCTCTGCCATTGATGACAACCTTGAACCAACCGATGACATCGATCAAGCTGCCTACATCACAACAGGACGATACGTCGTGTGCGCCCTTTGCCTGGCCACGGTATCCGACTCCCCCACTCAACTGTCGCGATGGGTCTTCCACCATTGCAGCGATGACCGCAGACCTCTCATCAGGTCGATGCTCCTGGCGTCATCCCGACACGCCCACGCCCTCCGTGAGTCTCGCGAAGTAGACATGCGGCGTATCTCCAGGTTGGTACATCAAGCGGATGAGGAAGACGAGTTGGATGCTCCAAGACAAGCGCGCCGGATCGGTTACGTGGACCTACATTCCTGCGACCTCCAGAACCCCACCCCCGAACTCGCGACACGCCAGCTCTGCAACGACCCCACGAGGACCCACTCGACGCACCCTCACTTGGCCAGATCTCACCCATACATGCTGCCAACCGCTGCGTTGGACATCGACCCACCCGAGCCAGTCACCATGTTCGCAACCATGAGCCGTACCGACGGAGTCCCCATGCTGTTCAACATGACACACCGAAACGTTGAAGTCCTGGCCTCACCAGCCGCCAGAGCGTCCCTGATGTACGCCCTCCTGAAGTTGGCAAACGCTAAACTTACTCCCAAGCAGCGGTCAATCATGTACGGTCCCTCCGCGAACGATATGGTCGCCGCATGCACCAAAGCCTGCGCCGCCACGACATTCCGTCACGTGGGGCGGTACGCCGCGCGCGTCGTGATCGAGGAGTGAGTGGGCTGCTGTACCGTCGGACTACCCACCCGATGGTGGGCGTAGTTGGTTCTGTTTCATC